TGGCACATTTTGTCGCAGCTATACATTTTTTGCTTGATTGTGTGATATTACCTGTTAATATGGACATATGATTAAAAGTCAGAAATCAGTTCTTGCTAAAAAAGATGTATTGACTGATAACGCAAGACACAACCAATTACAATACATCAAAAACACATCTAAAACTGTTCGCAGACAAAACGATAAAAGAGTTGTTGAGAACGAGATTTTAGATTATTATGACACTGGTGATTCATGGGCACCTGTCAAAGAAACCTCTAACAATTTTCATGTGGTTTATCATAGAGGATATGATGATCCTGAAGATGGTTATTTTGAAAACTCTTGGACTGTTTTCAGAAATATTCCCTTTAATTATAACAGATTACAATCTCTTTCTAAGAAAAAGAAGATGATTAAATCATATTGTGACAAGAAATATGCAGAATATGATAAAGTAAAACCATCTAATTTTGTTCGCAGTAGAGTGACCATCATCTATGACGATGAGTATTATGCCACTTACGGAGACGTATTTGAAACAAAATTACCTGGTTATGATAGTTATTATAACGATTATGGTCAGAATATCGACTTTATGTTGAAATATGATTTTGGTCAATATTGTCGCAGCTCTGAAAAAGTGCTTGACGGAAAGGGTAAAATCTGATAAGGTATACCTATGATTGAACAAATAATGATGTTAGAAAATCTCAAAAGATTACTGAAGATGTCAAAGACTATTAGAGGTTCTAAACAATGTGGTTGGCAAGAGAAGTATCTAATCCTAGAAGGTGAGATTATGAAATTAGAAGAACATTTAGAGAAAGAATTTTCTCAGATAGAAGCAGAATTTGAAAAACAACAAGGGAGGTTATTACACTAATGTTTAAACCAAATCAACAAACTACTATTATTATATTATTACTTTTATTAGTTCTAAAACAATACGGAGTATTATAATGAATCAATTAGATTATGCCGCATTCGATATAGAGTTATACGAACCAAGTCCATACAGAAAATATCTGGTCATGTGGGCAGATAGGTGTTATCAATTATATTGTAATGGTAAAATTAAGAACAGAGAATATGGTTCTGAGGTTCTTGCTGGGGTCGATGAAGTCGCCCAATACTTTGAAAAGTTTCTAACAAATGATATGAAGAAAGATCCAAACTATGATGTTTTATTAGATGATCTGATGTTATTTGTAGATGAAAACAACGCCAAACTAGTAAGTTGGGCATTAGTCAGATAGGAGAGAATATGATTAAATTTTTGTTTTTAGTATCACTTGTTTCACTATTTACCACAGTTGGTTTGGTAAATGAAATGGGTCAAACAAATTGGGTATATGTTGCCATCTCAGCATTTATTGGTATATCAGCATTTATCCACGCATTAATAACAATGATTAACCACGATGAAAGGCTTGACAATGAGTAAAAAATCTGATACAGTAAAAGAAACAACGTATGTATATACACATATTACAAAGATTCTATTTGAGAAATTTGGTTGGGATAAGTTTCCACTTGTTTCAAAAGATTCAATAATAGAAACAACATGGGAAGGGCAACCAGTTAAACACCTTAAAATATAATGCCATTATTTTATATCAGAGAAAAATTTAAAAAGAGAAAGAGATTACCTTTGACTGATTCTCTAAAGAAAGCAAGAGAAGATCATGCCGAGTATCTCAAATCAATCGGATATAAAAAGACACCAAAATCAGACTATACTGCTTTTAATGATATCAATTATTTGAATACAGATAGAAACAGAAAGACTGTGGTGGTAAAACAAAAGACAACACCTCATATGGGCAATGGTGCGCCAAAAAGAAAACGTATTGAACATAACTTTACTGTGGCACCAGCATACAACAAAGGCGCTTATCAAGTTATTAGTAAAGATGATATCAAAGATATAGGTAAGTAATGAAAGAATTTGATTATAGTTTAAAATATAAAGAACTGATGTTCGAACCAAATGATAAAAGATATCGAATTGGTAGAGGAGAACAAGGTGTTCTTTTAGTTCGACCTTATACAAATGATATTTGTAAGTATTGGAAATTTAGAACACCAAAGATTGCCACAGTAAGTGCTATCAAAATTTATACATTGTATAAAGACTACAAAGAAAAGTTAGATTTTGTTGGTATGGATATGTGTAGAAAATTCTTAGAGATGGGTTTCACCCGAGCTCGCAGATATGCCAATCATAAAGATGGTAATAAGTATGATCAAAACGGCAATGTCTTACCACAAGAAAAAGATTGTCTAACAAACGAAAAGGCAAAAAGTGCCAAGATATTTAAAGAATATAGAGATCGTGTTTGTTCAGATGAAACATATAAACAAATGAGAAAAGACTGGAGGTCTTATGAGTGAAGAATCTTTTAAACTATTGTTTCAATCAAGTTTAGAAAACAATGTAAAAGAGTTAGAGTATTGGTCGACTAAGTTTAGAGGCAAGATACCTAAAAGTGTAAAGAACAGAATTGAAAAACTGAAATACGTTTCAGGTATGCAATACAAAGCAGAACAAGAAAAAGAAAAACAAAAGGAGAGTAAGAAAGATGCCTAAAGAAGTAAAACCATTATCAATGATTCATAAAGAATGGGCAGAAATTAAAGATTCTGATACAGAAACCATCGTTAAATGGTTGAAAAAACATCAAAGAATGGAATTACCATACGATATTAAATGGGATAATCTCATTCAATTTAATGAATCTGGCAACTGGCCTACGATTGTTCAACAAAGAGAAGGCACAGATTTAGATGAAAAAGAAGAAAATCTATACGAACAAATTATGTCTGATGATGTTGGTTTGACAGATGCTGAAGATTCACTAACAGATGAAGAATTAGAGGCGATTTTATAAACTTGATAAATAGAAATATGAATATACAAATATATACAAAACCCAACTGTACCTATTGTGTTCAAGCAAAAGACTTGATGTCTAAATGTGGATTACAGTATGAGGAGTTTACGATTGGTATTCATATTACTGTTGAGGAATTGATCGAACATCTAAAGCGTAATGTGAAAACTGTCCCTCAAATTGTTATCGACAAAGAAGTAGTCGGTGGGTTCAATCATTTGAAAGAGTATTTACTCGACAAAGGTTATATCAATTTTAAGGGAGAGATCATTGGAAATAAAGAACGACAAACAGTACCAGGTGATGCGTGAGAAATTTGAAGAGCAACAAAAGAAAGCAATTCAAAAAGAACTCGGACTCAAAGGCATACTTGAATATTTTGATTTGAAAGAAGCGATAAAAGATTATGACAGCAGAAATAATAGACCTGAAAACACAGAAAAGAATAATCCAAAAACAATCGAAGCAGTCTGAAATTGAAGTAGATACAAAGATGCTGGAAAAACAATCCAGAGATTTTGCTAATTCTTTAGTTGATGATTATATGGTTCGCCTAATCCATGAGTTTCAAGCAGAAGGCCTAGGTATTGGATCCACTAATTGGGAAGAATCAAAGAAAACATTTAAAGAGATTGGTTTCTTTATCGAAACGTTAAGGGCAATGATCTATAAAGAGTTTGATTTAAAACACCCGATACAAGAGCACGTTATTGAAAAAATGATGAAAATAAAGTATGATAAAAAACAAGATAAATATTATTCACAGATTCAGTATGTTGTACCAACAGAAAAGACTGTAGAATTTGAAGGTGAAGAATTAGAATGATTTTAGTTGACTTGAACCAAGTAATGATTTCAAACCTAATGGCACAATTAGGTAGTAGATCCAATAACGATGATATCAGCGAAGACTTGATAAGACATATGGTATTGAATACCATTAAGAGTTTTAATACTAGATTTGGTGAAGAATATGGTGATATAGTTATTTGTTGTGATTCCAGACATTATTGGCGTAGAGAAATATTTCCAAATTACAAATGGGGTAGAAAACAAAGTAGATCAGGTGATACACTTGATTGGGATTTAATCTTTTCTATTTTCAATAAAGTAAGAGATGAACTCAAAGAAAATATGCCATGGAAAGTTATGGATATCTATGGTGCAGAGGCAGATGATATTATTGCAACACTTGTAAAACATAATACCAGTGGTAAGGTATTAATACTTTCGAGTGATAAAGACTTCATACAATTACAAAAATACGATGGTGTAAAACAATATGCACCAATATTAAAGAAGTGGGTAGATGGTGTGGATCCTTTGAGATACATAAAAGAACATGTTCTTAAAGGTGATCGTGGTGACGGAGTACCTAATTTCTTATCGCCAGACGATACATTCGTCAATGGCATTAGGCAAAAACCTATTAGTAAAAAGAAATTAGACTACTGGATTGATAGTGATCCAAAAGGTTTCTGTAATGAATATCAGTATAGAAACTTTCAAAGAAATCAGCGACTTGTTGATTTCGACTATATACCTAAAGAGATAGAAGAAAGTATCTTATCAGAATTTGATAGTGTAGAAACTGCAGGGAGACATAAGATACTAAACTATTTTGTTAAAAATAAATTAAACGATTTAATCGGTCAGATACAGGAGTTTTAAACATGGCATTTGATGAAGAAGGAAAGTTTGGACCAACCCTAACATTCCATGAGATATTATTAAAAGTAAATAACGCAAAAGATAAACCTAAAAAGTTAAAGGTTTTACAACACTACGATACCGCAGAATTAAGAATGGTATTAAAGGCAGGATTCGATCCTAAAATAGTCTGGCAATTACCAGAAGAAAGACCACCATTCAAAGAGAATGGAGCACCAGAAGGTACAGAACATACCTATCTGAAAAGAGAGGCAAGAAGATTATATCACTTTATTGAAGGTGGTAATCCAAACTTGTCACAGACTAAAAGAGAAACGATGTTTGTTCAGATCCTAGAAGGACTAACAACTGAAGAAGCAGAACTATTAATCGCCGCAAAAGACAAGTCTTTAAACAAGAAATATAAGGGTTTAACGGCAAATCTTGTCAAAGAAGCGTTTAATTGGAATGATTCTTTTATGAAAAAGTAAGTAAAATCAACACTTTTAGCTGCGACAAAATGTGCCAATTTTTTGCTTGACTATTACGGTATTATTTGATAATGTATAGATATGAAAACAAGATATAAGATTATTTACAAAGAACACGGTTCTAGTAAATGGGCAGATGGTATTTTAGATACTCATGCTCAAGTAATGAAAGTTAAAGATCATTTGATTGATAACTACATTGCTTCAGATATCAAAATATTTGAAACAGTGGATAATAGATGTGTCTTTAATGCAGTAGATTTAATTGATTATCATACTGCTGTTGAAGACGTTGAACGAGTAAGTCCACACATATTTTAAGGAGAATACATTATGAGTAAAGTAAAAGAATGGTTATACGACCAAGTTGAAGACCAGATCGAAAAGATCAAACAAGCATACAAAGACGAAATTATTAACCGAGACGAGGCAATACAATCTCTGATCGAAGTTCCGAACGCAGACGTTTGGGCAGGTGATGATATTGATTACAGTATCGCTTGTGAAATCCTTGATGATGATATGGAGGGTGCCTATGCTTAAATTTAAATGCACTTATCTATATGGTTATGGCGATGCCGATGATACATCTCATATTTTCACACTAGAAGAAATGAAAGACCATAACTTAGATGCCTATCTTGGCGATGATTGGGAAAGAGATTTCGAAATGTTAAATGTTGGTGAAGAATTACTTGTCGGTGGTCCTGGTACCGAAGAAGTAAAATACGAGAGAATATCATAATGAAATTTGCGGACATTGTAATATATTGTATTTGTATTTTAATGTTTGTGGCGTTATGGTTCGTGCCAGTTAAGGCACAGACTTATAATGAGGCAGTTCTTGGTCATATTATTACCGAGAACATTCGAGGTGGAATCGATAACGAGGCAGTAATGTCGGCAGAACTACAACGTGCCGCTTACTTATTTGCTATGGAATCCATAG